CTTGGATGGCGGAGAGGGCCGACTTGGCAAGGGCCTTTCCGACTCTCTTGATCGTGGACGTTGGCGCCAGTTCGATGGGTCGATAGATCTTGTCTGGAATGTCCAGGCAGTCTTTCTTGGCGAGCGGGAGCACGAGACCGTCAAGCCGCTCATAGAGATAGGAGACCTCGTTCTTGCTCGGTACGAATTCGTGGTTGTCTTCGCAGCCACCAAACATCTCGTCCATACCGTCGTCACCACCCAGGATGTGGATCTTGTGGTCTTCGTACTCTCCACACTTGTCGCATTTGTTCTCGTCGTCTCTCCATGACTTCCGCTTCCAGAACTCGCCACTGGCCGTGAGTTGTTTCTCGAAGATGGCGAGCCGCCATTCAAACGCTTTGGCGTTGCCTTCCTTCAGGAAACCAGGGTAGCAGACCTCAGCCTGTGCCCACCAGTTGACGGGCGACTTGGCGGCGGGGGAGCCCGTCATGAGGATGACGAAGGCGTCCCAGCCATGCTCGGCTCGGATGCAGTCGGTGAGGTGCATGGCGGCCTTGGTCCGCTTGGACGTGGCGGTCTTGAGCCGAGGGGACTCATCGAAGACGACACCGCGAGGCGCGGGGCTGCCGGGCGTCCACCGCTCCATCTCGATGCGAAGCCGCTCGTAAGTCATCATGCGAGGCATGACCTGAAGATTCCACTTCTCGAACTCCCGCTCGACGGCGGCGAGACCAGACTTTGGACCCACCCACCACCAATCAAGCTCTCCGGACTTCTCCATGACCTCGATCGCGCTGAGCGTTTTGCCAACACCCATCTCGGCAGCGAGGATCTTGTAGTGGTAAGACAGACAGTGATCGGCCATCAACTTCTGGTGCGTGAACAGCGGGCGACTGTACCCATAGTTCTTCAGCGGCTGCTCCCAATTGGCGTACGGGTTTCCTCCCGTCATGAAGTCAAGCTGGAAGTTGTTGCGGCAGCAATCCTCGACCGACCACACCTTCCGCCCGTCGCCCGGAATGTAGCCGTGCCACTTCGAGCCCTTCATCGCCTTGATCTCATTCTTCAATTCAAAGGGAGCATCCACGAAGAAGATGCGGTCGTCGATGCGTTCGATCTTCGTAGGGACCCTGAGTTGAGTGCCCGAGCTAGTCGTCGTTATCAGCTTGATGGATTCAATCATTGTTCGTTCGTGCCTTCAACACATCGCACCACCCGGCCGTGGGTTCGCTTGTGAAGCCACATCAAGGCCTCTTGGAGTTTCATCAACGCCCGAGCGTTTTCGTAGCAGGCAAACTCGCCTGACTGGAAGCCCAAGAGGCGGTCTTCGACAATGGCCAACAGGGCCTCATTGCTAACACCGTTGACCCCAACATCCTGGATTGGGCCGCATTGGAAGTCGATCTCACAGTCAACGGGTGTCCTCGCTAGTGATGTCCTCAAAGACTTCACGGGCGTCGTGATCTTGTATTGATGGCAGGCATTCCCTTGCCCTGGCTCGTCTGTGACCTCAATCCGCAGCGCTTCGTTCAGGCCGTTGACCTTGTGGCTCGTCAGTTCTCGCATCGTCGTCTCCTAATCTTCAAGTACCGTGTGGAGCGGCCCGTGCTAGTCGTCGTTATCAGCTTGATAGATTCAATCATTGTTTGGCTCTTGGACTGTTGCCGCTATCTGGCTCGCCAGGTCCTGGACGAACAAAACGATCTCCGAGGCTGCCTGTCGATATTCTACGATCGCGGATGCCATCGGGCAGTCTGTGCTGTCATCCTCGCGGAGCGGAGTATGTTCTTTCAGCACCGGAGAGACGTTCTCCACAAACACTGTCAGGGCTTTCTTCAAGTCCATAAGGTTTTCATCAAGCACGCAGCATAACCCAAGAGCCACTGGGTCCCGCTTCGTCTGGCATTTAGTCATACTGGTCTCACATTCTAAGTGGTTAAGTGCTAAGTCCCGCTAGCTCAAGTATCCCATGCGGAGCGGCTTGTGTCAAGAGGGTTTGTGTTCCAGAAGGAAAGTTGTGTCGCGTCGGTTCGGCTTGGACTTCGCGTTGAACAGTGCGGCGAGGCCAAGCGATTTGAACTTCGTGTAGACTCCGTTGTAGACCTCGCGGGTGCCCCGGCTCACCTCCGGTTGGCAACCCCGCAACACGGCGTCCCGCCACTGTGCTAGGGAGCCCGATATGAAGAGGGCGAGATAGTCGCGCTCAACCGTCTCAACCATCACAGACGGCATACCCGCCACCTCCAAGACCTCCGCCGCATCGCGATCGTTGCACGCGACGATGAAGCCAGCGTGGAAGAGATTAGTGTATGGCCGGATGTCTTCGGCCACCTTCGCCTGCGGGTTCTTCATGTTGGCGATGCACAGCATGTGGTGCAAGGGCGGCTCATGGCCCTGGCGGTCGGCCTCGCCCGCAAGGTTTCGATCAAACGCCTGCCGACCGAGGGGCAGTAACGTCTTCAGGTCGACGTTGGAAAACTGTACTAAGGCTACACTCATTTCAATCCTAACCATTGCTCGTCGAAGTCATTCAGCGCGAGTGCAGGGGAGTCCCCTCGACCCACAAGCGGCTCGCCTTCAGGGCATTTGAATTCTGCTATCCAAGACACCCCGTCATTGTAGACCGGTATGTGAAACCTCCGGTGCGGCAGGAGTAGCCTCGCGCACGCGAGAGTTTCGTGTTTCGCTGCCGCTAGTTGCTCATGCGCTATCTGCACTCTGGCGTGTACCTCCGCCAGTTCCATTTGGGCTTTTGCCACTTTGAGGCGATGGAGTTGGTCGCGGTGGGAAGAATCCGAATTGTTCGTGGTGTTCGGTTCCGTGCTTGACTGCGAAGAGGGCTGCCCAGACGGCGGCTCCAAGTTGTGGTCCAGAGTAGGGTTCATTGATCTTGTACTCAGAAGAGGTGTTTTTGCAGTGTGCTTGAACGACGAAGGAGCCCGCGACATCGACGACGATGGTGAAGGTGATGTCGTTGGCAGCACACCATCCAAGGACTCTAAAGAGATCGGAGTCGGGTTTGGAGTCTTGTGTCAGGTCCATAGTGCTTTGCTTTGCTTTGCTTTGCTTTGCTTTGATTTGATGAAGCCGCGAGGCTCCCAATGGGAGCCTCGCGAACCTCCGCCGCGTGAGCGATCGCTAACCGCTACGTGCGACGATGAAAGATCAGCGAGCGCGCTTCTTCGTAGCCTGATCCTCTTCGGGGACCTTCTCCGCACCCTTCGGGGGGTTGAGGAACTTCTCACGCTCTTCGAGCAACTGGTCAGCCGTGACCTTAATGTTGGCCGGGTCAAAAGCCTCGGAGCACTTCGTCACAACGGGGACATGCCAGGCGAAGTCGGGCTTCTTCACATAGCGAATGTTCAGCGTCGCGGGGGCAGGATTACCCTCGTTTTCCTCGGTCGGCAGAAACGGCTTCAGCTTGCCAGCTTCGTTGCGGCCAGACTTGTTGCCGAAGAAGAGTTCCAACAGCCTGCCGGTGCTGCGTTCGAGAACGAGGAACGACGGGCCCCACACGCAGCCCGTATTCTTCGGGGCGTTCTTGATCCGCTGAAACTCTGGATCTTTCGTGTCGTAAACGGCCACGATGGCTTCCTTGTCGGACATATCCAATGCCTTCGGGCGAACTGCATACGGCACGACGTCAATCGACTCACCGAGATCATCGATCTCCTCGCCGCCGGGCTGGGGAATCCCCCAGTGGCCAGGGGCGATCTTGCCCGTGTCCACATACTTGCCCTTGGTGATTAGCTGGACGCGAGAGAGAAACTCCGAGCCCTTGGCGACTTCGTCGAGGGTGGTCAGTTGATCTTCGGTGACGACGGGAAGGTTGACTTTGAAAGGCACAAGTTCATTCGATTTGGTTTTATTCGACATGGTTTCGATCTCCAGATTCCAAATGTGGTCTCACAAATTGTTCAATTAACGCACGAGTCATTTCTTGATGTTGTTTTCGGGTTACTGCTCGCTCTTCATTCTTATCCTCCTTTTTTCCGGCCCTTCTGTTCTTGACCGCGACGGGGTCAATAGAAAATACCCAGGCGAGACACGCACGCCAGCCGTCTAGTGCAGTCTTCGCCCCTGCGGCCTTCAGAACAGGCTTTGCGTTCTGGGGCTTCACCGCTTCACGCTTCAACACGTTGACGGCTCGCAGGTGGGGTTGCACGACCCCGTCGACCTTGTCTTCTTCATGTACGCGCTGAAGGTACGCCTTGAAATCACGCAAGGCGTGCTGAGCACGCTCGACGAACTGTGGCTGCTCTAAGGCGACCGCGTCGTCAACAAACTTCGGCTGCAAGTCCTCTGGCAGGTTTGCCAAAGCGAGAGCGGCCTGCATTTTGATTTCGCCCTGCTCGACAGGGGTTCGAGCTTCTTCACACAGGCGATTGAGTTGAAGCTGATCGCGAATCCAGCTTTGACTCTTGTCGATCAGGTCTGACAGTTGAACAATCGTCAGGCCATCCTCCATGAGAAGCTTCAGTCGCCTGGCGTACTCAAATGTCTGCGTCCTCGGGCGGATGGAGTTGAGCTTCAGTTGGATAACGAGAACTTCGTGGTCAGTCATCTCCTTTATCATAACAGGGATTGTGTCCAGGCCATTCTCTCTTGCCACCTCGTAGCGATGCCAGCCTTCGACGATCTCGTAGTCGTAGCCGATGCTCGGGTCGCACGGCCGCACGAGGATTGGCTGAAGGACACCGTCTTTCCGAACCGATTCAAGCAGTTCGATGTATTCCGGCGAGTCGCGGCGCACTGGCCGGAGACTGGTCTTCGGCCGCATGATGTGTTGAATCGGGACTTCTTTTTGGTTGCTGCTCATTACTCTATATTATAGGAGTTTTGAAAGACTTTCGGCCGCCCGCTCCCGGCCGCCGCATCAAATGCCCGAGACTGTTTGTTGATCATATCTTGTTCGTGGCGCCCGGCCAAAACCAGTAAAGCTCTAAGAGTCTCCCGGCCCACAACCGTGGGAGGGACTGGAAGCTTGACAAAAGCGGTGCCGTGCCTGAAACAGATGTCCGCATCAACCGGCTCACAACGATCATCGAGTGCATTGAGCTTCACAGTTATCATATCAAGCGTCTTACTCATTTGAATCTGCTCCAGGAGTCGCTTCGTGTCACACATTCTTCATTGCTCTACCTATATTGTAGCAACTTTCGTCGATTCGGCAACCACAATCCGGCAAATGCCGAGTTTTTCCAGGTGGGTCGGGCATGCCGAAACCTGCGCCGGAGGGCGGAGCTTCGGAAGACCCCCTAGTGAAATCCTTGCGACTAACAAGGATTTCTCACATACCTCTTTTGTAGCTCCGGCTCCGGCGCTTGAAAATCACTAGTTGTAAAGTGTTGTAGGATAACAGTTTAAGATACCTGCCACCCACCGGAGGGAGCGGAATGGCGCGCGCCGTTCCGCCCCCTATCATGGGGTATTACAAGCAAAGTGAGGGAGGGACGAACCCCGAAGGAGTGGCCCACCCGCCCGCCCATTTGGGTGGTCGACCGCCGGAAGCTCCGGCGCCATTCCGGGATACCTCCGGTGGGTGGGAAGCCATAGAAATTCACCTTGTGCCGGTTTTCATGGTTGCCGAACCATGAAAACTTGCTACAATATAAGCAGACACTTCGAGAATCGGACGGAGCTTGCATGCGCAACACCTGCACGACGGAGGCGTACAAAGCCTTCTACGACAATATACTGTCGAAACAGCACAACCACCCTGAGCTTATAGGGCGGTGGGGTGCCGACCCTGGCCGGTTCGAGACACAGATAATGTGTCGAAAGGCTGGCGTCAAGCTTGACAATGGGAAGTTCGAGCAAGACGGCGAGATCTTCGGCCCGCATCGCTGGCCGTATGACCCCGCCGGACAGCCCAACTACTCTGACCCGTCTATTCCCTATGTCGTCGAGACCCGGATGAAGTGCATTGGCACAACATGGTGGGACTGGAAGAATCAGAAGACCATCGGGCTCGGCTACGACTTCGACAGTATTATAGGGCATGCGAAAGGTGTCGGTGTCTCCGATCAGGAACTTGCCAAGCTGGACGGGATCGACGTGGCCTGGCTAGAAGTCATCCGCTCAACTCGTGGTGCGGGTCGGCACATCTATATCTGGTTCGATGAGAACGACGCCCCGACGACGGTGAATCATACCGAGCATGCCGCGATCGCACGGGCGTTCATTCCGCTTATCGCCCAGGCCACTGATCTTGACATCGAAGCAAGTGTTGACGTGTGCGGGGGCGTGATGTGGATTCACCACGAGAACGCCAACGCCGAGAACCAAGGCTACGCCCAAGTCAAACCAGCGACACAAACTCTGACTGCCGCGCATGTCCCACCTAGCTGGCGAGATCATCTCGAAGTCGTCTCCGGCAGCAGAGCCCGAGTGCGTGTCCAGGGATGGGCCACCGACGGTACACCAGTGGATGATGATGACGTCCTCGACGAAATGACTCAGGCCGTCGCCAAGGTGCCGCTCGACGAAGGGCACCTGAAGATGTTAGAAGACCTTGAGTCCACCGGGCACACCAGCCTGTGGGTGTCCGACCACCACCTGTGGCAAGGGCACACCGCTGGCATCAAGGTGATCTTCGACGAGTGGGCTGAGCGAGGCCACCCGATGAAAGGCCTGTTCGATACCAACTCGATAGACTCCGATCCAGGTAAGCCGAACTGTTTCATGCGACCGCGACCTGATGGGGCGTGGGACGTGTACCGGTTTGGTGAGGGAACGGACGAACATCCAATGTGGGATACGCAAGGCAAGTGGACCCACACCACCCTCAACTTTCCCCCTACCATTCGTCAGATCTGCCTGGCGTGTGATGGGTATGAAGGGACGGAGGAGAAGCAGGGCTATCTCTTTGAGACGGTCGAGGACTTGAAGAGGGCGTTGAAGATTCTCAAGTCCGATGCCCTAGTGCCAGAGAAGGCTGTCGATCGCGGGCTATCACTGTACGTCAACGACCGTGACAAGGTTGTCATGGTCATCGAGAAGAAGAGAAGTGACAGCAAGGCCGACTTCCCTCGGTTCGTCAAGACGCCCAAAGGTTGGGAGCGTTGGCTCGACGGTGCGATAAGCACGTCCGACAACGAAGTGAAGGATCAGGCGATCTGGTCTGACCTTGACGAGAAGATCCGAGCACTGAAGACGGAGTCCACCTCTGGGGCTCAGTTCGACTCGTGGGTACTCAAGGACAACGACAAGAAGTGGACTAGGCACCCGCGTGAAAACGTCAGTGCGTTCCTCGCGCAGGAAGGCTTTGACAAACCCGCCCCGATTCTTGGGGGTGCAGTTTTCAAATCTTGGCTACTAACCAACGAGCCATTCATGCCAGAGTATCCGGGCGGGAGACAATGGAACAGGAACGCTGCTCAGTTTATCTACGCTCCGGTGGTGTTGGGAGAAAACGAATCTCCGGTTCACCCGACATGGGACCGAGTGATGGGACACTGTGGTGTCGAACTGAACGAGTACATCCCCGAGTTGCCTTGGTGCAAGAACTGGGGCATCACTACCGGCGGCGACTACATGACCGCGTGGGTTGCCTGCATGTTGCAGAACCCACACGGCAAACTTCCCTACCTCTTCATGTACGGCCCACAGAACAGTGGCAAGTCAAGTTTCTATGAGGCCATCGACCTTCTCATGACGCCGGGCAGTATGGAGCGGGCGGACAAGGCGCTGACTTCGGACCAAGGCTACAATGGCGAGTTGGAAGGCGTGGTGCTGGCGGTGATCGACGAAATCGACATCGCCAGGGCGGGGGCGACGGCATACAACCGGATCAAGGACTGGGTCACCGGCCTAACTTTCTGCTTGCACGCCAAGTACGGGCAGCCGAGGACCATCCCGAACACCTTGCACTTCGTTCAGTTGTCAAACACCCGGCGGGCCCTCCCTGTGCTGCCGGGCGACACGCGGATCACGGCGATGAATGTGCCGCTGCCTGAAGAGGAAATCCCGAAGGACAGGCTATTCGATCTCCTGCGGCAAGAAGCCCCCCACTTCATGTACACGCTGATGAATTATGAGAGGCAAGAGGCGTCAGGCCGCATGATGTTGCCCGTGATAGAAACTCAAGGCAAGCACGACGCTGCTGCCGACAACGTCGATGAACTTGAACAGTTCATCGCCGATCGCTGCTATGAGATCCCTGGCGTGGCCATCAGGTTCTCTGACTTCGTCAAAGCGTTCCAGGCCTCGCTGGAAGTTTTCCAGCAGGGTGAATGGAAGGAACGTATGATTCGTGCGGTCGTATCTGAGAAGCTGATGTACGGAAAATCGCGGAAACACAACCAAGCGATCATAGGAAACCTGTCGTTAGATTCAACTATTCAACCGAGCACGCCGTTCATCAAGGATGGCCAATTCCTAATGCGAGAGGACGACTTAAATGAGTGAAGCCCTACGATTCAACAGCGACAAACCCATGATGGCTTACTTCATGCGGAGCTTTCCCAAGATGACCGAGGCGGTGGCCCGCGTGAAAGAGATGGGTGCCATCAAGTACAACGATGGCAACTGGAAACTCGGCAACAAGCCGGACGATGAGTATTGGAACTCAATGTTCCGCCACCTGACCTACATCTTCGGCGGAGAGGACTACGATAAGGACACCGGCTGTCTGCACATCGCCCATGCGGTGTGGAACCTGTGTGCTCTGCTCGAACTCAACTACCCCGACCTGCCCGCTCGCGACGAGGAGATCTGGGCCGACCGGGCTGTCCACTGGGCAGAGGAGAAGCGGAAGCGGGAGGCCAAGGAGACAGGCTCTTTCAGTGAGGGTGTACTTGTGTCAGACGATAAACCTCCGCTGCGATGGGACGATATGGACTACCAGACGCAGGCAGACATGATCGCGTCTGCTCAGAATGCGGTGGACCGAACACTGGAGGCCTCAGAGAAGAAGCGGAAGAAGTACGAGGCCATCGAGGACGCCGAAGGGTTCGGGGCCGCCTGGGCTGCTTACTTGATAGAGGAAGAGGAGGAGAAGCGGAAGCGGGAGGCCGGGGGGAGGGAGAATCCGAGATTCGTTGGGGATGTTCTCGATATGTTGTTTGGCCCCGGAATAGATGTGCCTTCGACACCTTGGGTTGTTGACGCTGAGTGCCCAATGTGTGACTCCAACGTCATTCAGCGAGGAAAGCACGGCCTGGAGTGTGAGTGCGGCGAGATCTTTGAGGCTCCCATTGTCCCCGAGAACCCCGAGAACGCCGACGCCGACGAGATTCCGCAGTTCACCAAGATGCCAAAGTTTGCCATCCCGGATGGCTTTAGTCCGGTGTTCTCCCAATTTGTGCGCAAAATAGCCACTCGCGACGACGAGGTCCGGTCCCAGTACGAGGCTCATTGTGCAGAAGAGAAACGGAAGGCCAACGCCGCCTTCGACGCTACCCCCTATACTACCTTCATCATCCACCCTGGGGGGCTCGTGTCGTACGTTGATGAGTGCCCAATGTGTGGCTCTGGCAACGTCGTGCTAGAGGGAGCGGGCGGTATGGTGTGTGAGTGTGGCGAGATCTTTGGAGTTCCCATCGTCGCCGAGAACGAGACCACTGAGGCTCCACAGCGGAACGACGCTACCGACGCTGCCATATACGCTGCGGGCGCCGCTGACGCCGTTGACGCTTCCGCCTATGTTGCCGCCGTCGTCGAACGAATTCTGAAAGACCTGTTACTTGTGGAATGCCCAATGTGTGGCTCCAACCTCGTGTGCAAAGGAGTGTACGGCCGGGAGTGCCGTGAATGTGGCGAGATCTTTGAGGTTCCCATCGTCGCCGAGAACGCCGTCTCCAACGCCGCTACCCCTGAGTCGGCTCCCATCCCCAAGTTCATCATCAAGGATGCCGATCGCAGCCCAGTGTTCACCGCGTTTGTGGAAGAATACTTCTATGCACCATTGAGGAGGTCCCATGGAATACGATGAGAAAATTGAATGCCCGTTGTGTGGATGGCACATAATAATGGAAGGGGCTTGCGGCATGGAAAGCGACAACTGGATCGAGTGCCGGGGAGTCTACGGCATGCACTGTCTCAGGTGTCATGAGATATTTGATGTTCCCATCGGCCCCGAGGACCGCCCGATACGTGAGACGTTTACCGGGCATGATGGCTTCCCTGCTGAGTTGTTCCCTGAACGCAGGGGCACCCCGCCGTCGCCCATAATTGGAGAGGTAGACATCGATTGTTTGGCGTGCGGTGCCCAGCCTGTTGGGCTAAGAGAAGACGGCCTCTGTAAATGTGAATGCGGAGAACTCTTCGGGGCCATGCACAAGCCGCTGGAGGACAAATGATGGGAGGGCTACAAAGTTTGTGGGGCCACACCCTGTGCGCAGTGGATGTGGAGACAACCGGCACGCTGCCTGGATGGCATGAGATCATTCAGATCGCGGTGCTGCCACTCAACCAGCACCTCGAACCGGACCCGGAGAAGAAGTTCTTCTACATGAACATCTATCCGGACTATCCGGAAAGAATAGACCCGGCGGCCACGCGGAAGCATGGCATCACGTTAGAGGTGCTGGAGGGTTGCCCCTCCCAGGACCAGTCGATTGAACTGTTCCATGAGTGGTTCCAGAAGCTCGGCCTGCCGGACAAAAAGCGAGTGGTGCCCCTGGCCCACAACTGGGGCTTTGAGCGTTCGATGCTCATACCCTGGCTTGGTCAGGAGGGGTTCAATGAGTTGTTTCAATCGACGGCCCGAGACACAATGACGTTGGCATCCAGCATCGACGACCTGTATGCGTGGCATGGCAGGAAGCCGCCCTTCGGCTTCGTCAACCTCGGGAACATGTGCAAGAAGTTCGACATCGAACTAGACAACGCACACGACGCCCTAGCCGATTGCGTCGCGACAGCGAAGCTGTACGCATCGATCATGCGGTTTCTTTACGGGTAGCCGCTTTCTTCGCCGCCCTCATCGCCTCGCGCTTCCGTTTTCGGATGGAGCCGCGAGGCGGTCTCTTTGGGCTGGCCTCTATGTTACGCTTCCCGTTCCTACATTTGCGGCATTTACTCTTCGCCATAGTTCACCTTGATGTCGATCCCAGAGTGGTGCCAATTGCGTGTCGAAGAAAAGGCGCATAGTCCTGCTCGCTCAACGTACACGCCATACTTCCGCAATTGCTTGCGGCACTTCTCTGTGATCTCTTTCTCGATAACGCCACTCAAGCCAGCCAGGAGTTCCTCGTGTGTGTGCGAGATAATAACGTCAGCAAGCACCGCCTGGACGATGTCTTGAGCGGTGTTCTCTGGCGACCAGTTCTGCTTGCCGATCGCCCGCACGACGTCATTGACGTTGTAGACAACAACGCCACCCGCCACGACCTCGACGCCGTCGTTCGTCTGTAGCGGTTCGTGAGGTGTGTTGAATGACTGCCTCGCTATCACGATGATTTCGACATCTGAGATGGCGGGCCAATAGCAGCGGATGCCAGGCTTCACTTCCTTCGGCTCCAGCCATAGACTCCACTTGACCCCTCCCTCGGTGGCACGGACTATGATCCGACGCGGGACAAACTGGAGTAAGGCCTCGAATATCTGACCAAGCCAAGCGAATGCGGCCTCCATTACCATTTCTCCTGTGGGCAGTGCTCGGAACCCATCCGAAGCTTGTTAAAGATGGCGATCGCGCCTTCAGAGACGGCACACCCACAGCCTTTACATCGACTCTTCTTGGAGTCAAACCACGAGCACGCTTTGCAGTGACCGTTGAGAAGCTCTTTCACTTCCTCATCCGACCTCTTCGGCCTGCCCGCCTTGTTCCAGCGGATGAGGGCTTCCTTGTAGAACCACGCCTGCATGGAGAGTGGCGGGTAGTTGACTGCTTCCTCTTCTGTCGCCGGAGCTTCCCGCTCGAATTCCGACATGTCAAGCCCGGCGTCCTCAACCATCTCTCGAATCTCTTCGTCTTTGATGTTGAGCATCTCCTCAGTCTGAATGACGCTCGCATTATTCTTGGCAGGAGCCGGAGAGCGATTGCGATGGGCGGGGCACGGGCTTTTATGCTTCACCACGCGCCCAGGACACCTGGAGCAGATGGCTTCGTCTACGACGCTGCCCATGAAGCTACATTTGTTGTTCATGCAACGGAATCGAACTTCGTTGCTCGGTCTCTTGACGACCTTCTGCCGCTTCTTACAAGGTTTCATTGTGTCTCCTTCTATTCTTCCTCATTAAGGAAGGGGCCCGTCCTCTGGATCGTAGTCAGGGTATGATGAGCAGGCATACCGCTCGCCGGGCAAGCCAGTATTGGTGCAACAGGCCGGATCATATGGGTAATACTGACAAAAGGTGGGCTCATCGCCAGTCATTCCAGTTGGTTGCCCTGTCTCGGGAAGATTCGGGTCACCATCACTAGCCGAGGCGGCCTGAATGGCCTGACAGTCCGCGCCGCCGTTGGTGGTTTCAGCGTCGTGCTTCCCGGCCGCTGCTTTGACACCGATGACGCCGGTTTCGTGGCAATCCCACAGCCCGCTAACAGCCTTGCCGTATTGTGCCGCCATATATTGGGCGAACAGTTTTGCTGTGCCTGGTGAGCCGAAAGTGTGACAAGTCGTCCAGATCGGTCCAGTGCATGACGGGCATCCACCATAACACCTACACGGGCCTCCGCACCTCTGCTGATCCGACCGGTTCCATGCCAGCCCCTGCGAATGTGATGTGTGCCAGGTAACTATGACTTTGTAGGCGCAGCCAATCCAAGCCTCGCCACATGCGGGAATGTCTGTTTGGATTTGCCCCCCGGCACCGGGATTGCCTTCAGACATCTCATCCTCAGTAGACTGTCTGGCGGCCGACTGGGCGATCTCCTTGGCCACAAACTCAGGCGGCTTCTCGTTGAAGTTCAAGTAGTCGCTCAACTCGCACCGAGGCGCGAGCAGGGTGTCGTCCAGGTCGCTCGGGTGCAGGTCGCCAGACGAGATGATAATTTGATCCTCTCTGTGAGCCCCTCCAAGCAGGATGTGCCCAACTGGCGGAATGACGGTGAAGTCGTACCCTCCACCGCCGTGTGTGTCGCCGTCAAGCGGCCAGATCTGATACTGGTTCTGTTGCGACGGCCACGCCCAAAAGTAAGGAGAGTTCTCACCCACCCGCACGGGGGTCCAAACAGTGATGTCGATCGTGTAGGCGTCTGGGTTGACGTTCATCGACTCAATGACACACTTGACTGGGGTGCTGTTGAATTGGGCCACATCTATCGTGACAGCGTCGCCCACATCGAGGTCAATGTGCTTCAGCGGCAACTGGAACTGGAGCATCTTCCACGAGTTGGCCTTGCGGATCAACCAGAAGGTGCCCGACTTCAGGATGTTCTCGTAGACGTTGTGGGTGTAGTAATCCCAACCCGATTCGACCGTCCCATACTTGTCGACGTTGTACTTCAGGATGAGCTTTCGCTCAGGTGTTTGGTCGGCGCGGACGGCCGCGCCGCCGGTTCTCCAATCAATGTTGTGCGTGGTATAGGTGTCCTCCGTCTCGCTGAAACTTTCCTTGAACGTGCCGAACAGGATGTCGTCCCCTGACAACGTCCTGACGCTGGTGGGTTCGTACGACAAGTAGCGAATGTAGAGCACACTATTACGCACATAGACCGCACAACGCGACTGGTACGCGATGTCGTTGATCAGAGCAAGAACGTCTGGACGATCCAGCAGGTAGAAGTTGCTCGGGTAGTTGGTCAGTAATGCCTTGACACTGGCAAACGACGTGGAGTCGATGGTCAGATCAGAATACTTGTCGGCCAACCACTCGATGATGTCACATGGGTTTGGGCCGATAGATGAGGTGAAGGAAACGTAAATCTGGTCGTCCCATCCTTCGGTCTCGTGGGTCACTTGGTCGTAGTAATGAGACAGTGCCTTGTCCATGCCAATCTCTACGACCTGATAGCCATCATAGTCGGTCTCGTATACAGTGTAACGATCCTCTTGGACCTCCGTCAAATAGCGAAATCCGTTTGGCGCCTGTCGGTACGCTGCGACTTTGTCAACTGTGCCAGGCAGCAGGGAGACGATGTAGAGAATTTCCTGCTCACCCTCATAATAGACCTCGGAGCCAGAGGGCGCCCACCAGAATGTGGACTCCTCCATCGCGTCATATTTCTCCCACGACTCCTTCGGGCCTCCTACCATTCCAGGCGTGGTGACAAGTGCGGCGTCGCAGGACGCAAACGCCTGCCCTTCCGTTTGATTCGGGACGAACGAGGCCACAGTAGTGTCAGGAATCCACGCTCGGTTGCCTGTGAAGAACTCTTGCCCCTCCACTGTCCGGTGGTAGACGCTCTTCGGGTCATAGTTGCCCCCGGCACCTTGGCGGATGTTGTTTGTGCCTCCATACTGCACACGGCCCTCAACCTGCCCATAGCTCACGCCATTGATCGAGGTACATTCTTGATGATTGAAGGTCGCCCACTCAGGATGTTGACGCGAGAAGACAGTAAACGTGTTGCCGCTGAACGTGCCGTTGTAGGAGGCTGAGTCAACATAGATCACGAGTCGTGTGTCTTGAGGAAATGACACGCCGTTGTAGATGTTCAGCGTGGGGTTCTCATAGGAGATCTGCTGCTCGTAGAGATCCTTCATCTTGCAGATTTCGCCAAACCGTCGGTTCACACACTCCAGGGAGGGGCCAACAGTGTGGACACCCGAATGCTCTCCAGTTGCTTGGACTGCGCACTGAATGTTGACAGCTTGGCATATCCGAGACTCAATTGTAAAGTCATGAATACCCGTGCCGTGCTCCAAATAACCTCGGCGTGGCGCCCGCACTTTGACGGCGGGCAGGTGACAAACCTGCCCAAATGCGAGCGGCCACGCCTTTCCCAGCGCCTCTTCTGGGATGTTCGGGAAATCGCCCTCCTCCATGCTGAACCCCACTTGCCGGGACTCCAACTCGGAGAGAATGTTGAATGAGATGGAGCGTTGAGACTCGTCCCATTCGATCGGGGTCACAAGCTGACCCCTGAAAACCAAGATCTTATCTGACGTCGGCAAACCTTTGTGAAGAAGATAGACACGTGCGGGGCGTTTGTGGATGTCGACGCTGTTGTAGATTGCTCGGATGCTTCCATCACTATCATCGAGCACAACCCCCATTTCCTGAGAGTCACCTGAACCTTCCAGCATCATGGAGGCATCAAAACCACCCATCGTTATGATTTTCGGAGCGGCCCCCGCCAGTGTTTGATCGGAATATAGGTAGGCTGCACCGTCAGTCCACTCGACTTCCAACAACACAAGTATTTCTGTACCCGTGTTCTGTGACAGTTTGGCCGAGGTGTTAGCTGTTACTGATCTCATCGTTCTTCAAACTCCAAGTCAAGGGACATGGTCTCGCCACCAGGCCAGCTAGGGCCCGCCCTGCCTGCGCCCATCAACTCAAATGGGTTGTTGCGAAGATAGCCGACCCATATATCGCCATCGTGGTCAGTTATTTGGATGAGCTTCCCGAAGTAGGAATTGATGAACTCCCGCAACTCCAAAGCTTTGTTGCGGGCGATCTCGAATCGCCAATGAAACATCATCCTGCCGTTTCGGTCCTTGACATAGGTGTACAGTGTGCCGTTCATCGAACGCAAGCTGGTCACCGTCGCCGTCAGGGCCTTCGAGTCTCCCCACTGAGGCGCGGGAAGAAGTGTCGTTGTTATGAGCCCCGGATAAGGGCCTCGCATAATAAAGCTCATACTATCACCGCCGTCACTGAATGTGAGAGATTCATTGCCATTCCGTTGCCATCACCTTCTTCTCCGGCTTGCTGAACATTCAGCATCTCGCCCTCGAACTCAAAGGTGACAGTCCAGCGTTCTTTGCCATCCTGGGTCGCCTGCTCATTTGGGTTCGTAATGAAGCCGCTCCAAAGGCGCCCTTCCCAGTCGGTCAGGCCAATCACTTGCCCGACGGTCGACTGTATGAAAGTCTGAAGCTCGTCGACCTTTGTCTCGGTGAGCCCAACGATTGTGACAGCCAGCGTGCGAATCTTAGGCCATGTGGGGTCAGCAAACACAAGCAGTTTCCCACCCCGCGTCTCTTGGCTGACTCGACTGAAGGCGTTGCGATCTCGGTTGTCCAACTCAGGCTGGCGAAGCTCTACTTCGCTCGTATGCACTCCAAGGTCGGGCTGGTACAGCTTGAAGGTACTCGCTTCGCCTTGCGGATCGGCCAGTGTGTTGCGGGGCGGGCTTACATCTAGCGGGATCGTGTTCTCACCTTGGAAGGGTGTGTACTGCTTCCGGCCGCACGGAGAGTCTATAAGCCACGTCAAGGCGTGCCCTATCGCGTTGTCGTGTGTGAACGTCCGGTCGTAGATCATGATTCTACTCATGTCCGAAACCAGACTCATGATGCTAAAAGCGGTCAATGATTTCGAGAACTGTACCGACTGCGCAAAGTTCAATGTGTTCTCGACGTTGCCGATAGGTGCGTCATGCACAAAGTTCAACGTGTGGGCGACATGCTGCGTCTGGAGCGGAACGTCCACCCGAGCCACAAAGCTGAGGTCGTGTTCGATGAACTCACGGTGGGGGGTGCTGACGTGATGACCGATGCCTAGAAGTTGAGTGACAGTCGGCTTGATTGGAAACAATATGTTTACGGTCTGAATCAGGCCGAGGTCATGCCTTGGGTCACGCTGACTCGCCACTTGTGCATAATGTACCAAGTTGAGGACGCTGCCAGTCGGAAGACGATCGTTGGCGATATGAAGATTAAGAACGATTCCGGTGATCGACAACGACTGGTTGGCAGATAACTCAAATGTCTGCCCGGCGACATCAGTTAGCGTTAGAATGTTGTCAGCCGACGCGGGAACATCCCGAACCGCCACAACATTCTGGGTGAGACTCATCGCGTCGCTTGCTGTTAAACTGGCGGTTTGAGCCAAGCGGGAGGTCTGCAAAAAACTTAAAGTGCTCTCAAGATTTGGTCGCAGCGGATCAGCGGGTACGCCCACTAGCTGAGTGGGACTAGGCTGAGGGCCAATTAACTGTAGCGGAGGACCGTCATAAGTTGTTATCGCTACGTTTGCCGTGTTTGGAGTGATGACTGAGTTGCCGGTGCCCCACAACTCCGTTCGATCGCCCAACATGGGGAGGTGCCACCCCTCTCCCAAACGAAACCCCCTAGCCCCGTGCATGAAGCCAAGTGCTGTGGCGTTGGGGCCCGCAAACAGCCCAGGCACAAAAGATACCTCGGCCATGTCACCGATGATTCGTTCGATGTCCTGACCAGCATTTAAGGCCCCAATATGAAAAGGGTCCGTAATGTCTGTGTTGTCGATGCCACCTAAAGCTTGAACCGAGGATTCGTAATACAAGCTGTCCGTGACAGGGTTGTAAATTTGTAAATAGGTGGTGTTTGTTGAGTTATTGTGAGAAAATATCCAACACAGCCAGATGTTAAGGTGGCTGCTTAAAGGGAGACCTTCAACGGACATGATCCCCGTATCATTGCCACCAGGGGCAATGAAACGAGCACCAAGGTGGTCTCTTTGGCCGGATTGAGGGGCCGCTGTGCCCACATAGTACACTTGCATGTGGGGAGTGGCGGCGCGAGTCCCCCAACTGACGAGGCGCTTAAACTTGGCATCAGTATTAGCTGCAATGCGGAACCAACCTGAAAATGTCCAGTCGCCATCTGGAATGTCTAGGTACGACCCGCTTGGCAAATTGGCCTCGGAACCAACACCATTGAATGTCCAAGCCATGGACTACTCCCAGATTATTGAGGGAAGAATGATACTGCGCTGATTGAGAGTCCAGTTGGCAGAGACGAGTGCTAGACGCATCTGAATGAACTCGTCGGCGGCAACGGTGTCGGCGTCAAGAGTGATAGTGGCCCGACGCATCTGATTGGCGTTTACACCAAAGGTCCAAGAGATGGTGCTCTCGCCTTCGGCGTTCAGGCCTCCGGCTGCAAGGTCCATATCCTCATCGAAAGCAATCGACTTCCACTTTGGATTGAAAGCGGCATCGCCGTCGGCGTCGAAAGAGAACATGATTACTTCCAGCTTGCAGGTTCCTTCCGGTAGGTCTCCTTTCGGAACATGCCAGACATAGTGAAGCTCTGCGTCCGCGTCAAGAGATGCCATGACTCCAAGACCTTCGATCCAGAAGTCATTTGAAGCCGTCTTGAAAACGTCAGGATATACCTTACCTTGGGTCGCAGGGAAGGCGGAGATGGGACCAAGTCGAGTGGCCATTTGCTGCTCCTACATGTATACCAGTGCCTTGGGAGGCAGCAACAGTGCTGCCTCCCAAACAGAGAATCACCCGCTGACGGTGTACGTTACCTTCAGCGTGTCACCGTTAGCCGTCGCGACGACAGACGAGAACTCGGCAGTCGACCAGAGTGTGCCGGTGTTGCCGGTCGACTTGACATTGTTCGAGGACACGAAAATGCCCTTGAGGTTTCCGGTGGCATTGATAGAGAAATCGGCAGTCGTGCTGTTACTGATAGCTCGTGTTGCCGCCGATCCGACCGCCCACGTCACGCGGTTCGATTCAGTGTAGCTGGTGAATTCGGCCCAACCGCCGTGGCTGCCCAAGGTGTCGGCATCAGCGAACGTACTGAAGGCCGCGTTGTCGACCAGTCCGATGTACCATGTCGCAATCTGCCCACCACCGTTGAACTCGGTTTCTAGGATGTGGTTCAGGCCCACGTCCACAATGCCATTGGGGATTTCGTAAATCGCTTTGAGGCGCTCGTCGCGGTCCCGGTGCTCGGCGACAAAACGGCCAGAAAGGAACAGTTGACTACGTTGCATTTTACAACTCCTTGAAAAAAGGGATTAACGAAGCGTTATGTTACCACGCTTGAGTTCACGACGAAGAGCGTGGCCTATCCCGCGCACCGTCTGCTGCGAGGAGTCTCCGCCTTGTACCGTGACATTAACATCACCCACATTGGTGACGGGGCCGCCCTGGTCACGATACACAGGTTGGCTGCCTTGATTCATCGCGTTGAGTTCAGAGAAGAACTTGCGCGATTGTTTTCGATTCACTACTGTCTCGCCTCGGGCGAGAGCGGTGAGTTGACGATCTTGCCCTCGGAACATCCCCCCGTCTGCATAGTGCGGACCACCGTGGTACTCGGAAGCTCCGCTTCCTGCTGAGACGGAGAGGCTTGAGACTTCGGCCGCTGCTGCTGCTGCTCGCTCCATCTCCTGGGCCAGCACCCCTGCTCGCAGGGCGGCGGTGCTCAGAGGCTGCACCGACTCTGCGATGTTAGATTTGAATTCGCCCGACTTTGTGGCGGCGTCCCCGGTGGAGTTGGCGGTGTTTTCGGTCTCGTCCGCTACTTCTCCAGTGGTGGTTTTTATGTTTAGCAGATCTTTAAGCCGCTCAGGACCAAGCTTCTTGATTTCCGCCTCTTGCTCAGCTTCGAGCTTGGTGGCTTCCGCTGTTTCTATCGCCGCCGCCAGTAAAGCCTCGGCTGCCGCGAGGGCCTCCTTTGGTGCCCTCTGGTCTTCTAGCTCGTTGATTTTCTCGACATTCTTGATCTGTTCACGAAATTGATCTAGAATCTTGTTGTACACAACGGCTTGATCTTGCGTGATCTGCTTATTCTCCAACGCCAACTCGGTTTTCCGATCCAAGAATGCAAGGGCCCCTTCTTGAACGGTTCCCTCATCTTTAAGGGTCTCAAGGGCGTCGGAGTATTGGGTGTGCAACTCGCCAGCCGCAATCACTTTCGCTCTCTCCTTTTCCAACGCACGGGTCTGGATCTCCTCCCAAAACTTGCCGCCAGCCCATATCTTTTGTGATGTTTCAAAGTTCTTTTGGACAGCGGCAACAGACTCGTTGTTTTGCTGCGCAATGTTACCTAATGTTCTTTCGGTCTCTTTCAAGGGCGGAAGGCCGTCGACTCTTGCCTTTGTGATCTGATTTGTTAGTTCTTTTTCCGTTTCAAGTAATTTCTGAGCCGCCAAGTCGCCTCGTGCGGCGAAGGCCCCCTGCTTTTCACCTGGGATCTGCGTTTGCTTGATCTTTTCCTGAAACTCGGCCCGAACACCCTCTGGATCAAGAGAGATCCTTATTGGGATCACTGCTTCAGCGAACGCGGCCTTGGCGCGTGCCACCTCGGCGACCCAGTCTTTGTGAGCTTGATTCAACGCTTGAGTCAAACCGTCAACTACTTCATTGAAATCAATGTCAAGACCAAGAACCCCAAGAGCAGCGACACCTTCCTTCATCTTTGCCATCAGCCTGTTGTACTCAGCACCAAGCTCTTTAAGCTCGACCTTCTCATTCGGGTCGATTATACTATCTTCATGAATCTCATCGATTCGGGCGAGGACCACCTTGAGCCGAGACCCCATCTCGGAGTATTCTCTATTGATTTGCGCCGTTTTGTCAGCTACATTTTGACTTGCTTCAGCCGACCTTTCCAGGCCCGAAGCGTGATCCCTACCAGCTTGTATAACGTCGAGGGTAAGTCGTTTAAGCTCCGCCGCGCTGACCTCCTCTTTTTCTCCTAGAGCTAATAGTTTCTCAGCGATTTTCGTACGCTTCTCACTAGCTTTGTTGAATGCTTCTTCCGATTTCGGGTCGGCGGAGATTTTTGCAGCCGCCTCATCTTGCTTCCGTTGGGCGTCTCGATGTGCCTTGTCCAAAACCGCAAGCTTCTCATAGTAGCCCTGGGCTTGTTTCAAGCGATAGGCTAGTATTTGATCTTCAATGCTTTGGTTAATACCCGCGATGCGATTGAGCGTCTTCTCTACGTTACCCGCCGCATTGTCCGCGAACTTCTGAATTTCCGACAAGCTTTCCTTGTACAGGTTGGTCAGATTGCTGGAAGCATTTTCAAAGGCGGCCGTCGCACTAGCGATAGCATTGTCGCGTGTGTCGGCTAGTTGATTCTCCAGTATATTGGCTTCCGCGTAGTGAAGTCGCATCGCTGAGGTAAGGACGTCATACTGGCCCCGTGCGGCGTCGGCCTGCTTCTTCTGGAGTTCAAGACCGTCTTGGATGCCCCGCCTCACAGCATTTTCGTACCTTGCAGCGGCTTGCTCGGCTTCCCCCCAGTTTCCGGATACTATATCGAGGCCTGTACCCAGACCCTCCAAGCCTGTGACGAGGCCGTCAATCACCGTCGTGACGAAGGGCAGACCCTTGGAGCCTACCCGAGTCAACATGTTTTCAAACTTCTGCATCTCCACAGTCAACTTCTGAGCGTCAGACTTAGCGAATTCAGCCCAGGCCTCTGTGGCCTTCTTTGTGGCGACTTCAATGTGACCCAAGACCTCTTCCATGGTCTTGCCTTCGTTGTTCATGATGCCAAACACACCGGCAACGGCGCGGACATTTCGGAGCAACTCTGCCATCTCGCCTGAGTTGTGGCCAGTTTCCTCCCCCAGCTTCTTCAGGACTCCGGTCAGTCCGCCGAATGTCAGGATAGCTTGGCGCCCGTCTTCGACACCCCACTTCCTAAAGATTGCGCTCATCTCGGAGGTCGGCTTCAGAAGTCGAGTGACGACGGCTCGCAACTGAGTGATTGCTGTGTCGGCACGAACACCCTGCCGAGTCATGGTCGCGATTGAAGCTGCTGTCTCTTCCCACGTTATCCCTAGCTGTGCAGTAAGAGGAGTCACGCGGCCGATGACGTTCGCGATCTCGCTCAGTCGCAAACGACCCTGCTCGACGGTCGCGAACAATGTACCGGCGACGTGCTCAGCTTCCGATGCGGCCAGACTGTAAGAGTTCATCACCGAAGACAGGGCGTTCACAGCGTCCCCTGTCTCGGACGCCGTCACTTTGGCTAGCCGGGCGGCTTCGGCCATGAACTGAAACGACTCACCAGCTTCAACAACTTGGTTCGACAAGGTCTGATAGAGCCCTTCCGCCAAGTCGGTCGGGGCCTGGCCGATAGCATCAGACAATCTAAGAACCGCCTTGTTGATGTCTTCGGCAGTTCGGCCCAAGGCGTCAATCGTTCGGACTTCTTCGATCGCCAGCCCAAGTTCGCGGGCATTTTCGATCCCCTCCTTCAGGCCAGAGATGAGTGTATTGAGCCCACGAACAATAAGCTGAGTTTGCAGGACGCGAATGATAGTTTTCCACCCAACCGTAAACTCGTTGGCGGCCTTCGTGGCTTTTTTCGTCCCCTTTTCTACTTTGTCCAGCGCTTGCGCACCCGAGGCGGCTCCCTTCATTTTGCTCAGCGCGGCATTAGCACCTCCGAGGGCGCCAGTCAACCTGTCCAGAGTCTGGATTGCCTGTTGAGCGTCAAAGCCAAGTTTCTGTGTGATCTCAGCCACTAGATTTTCCTCTTCTTCAGGTGTCGCCAGGGGTTAGGCAGCTTAGCCGTGCTGGCTATTTTGATCCACGCGGCTTGGGCCCGCGATTGGAAATTGTAAGGCGTGAACCTCACGTTGTTGCTGAACGGCTGGGGAGGCGGGCCTGCCGTGGCAAGATTGTATTCGTTGTAAGCAAGGTATTGGAGGTTGGTCTCGTACACGAAGCCGACATATCCCTTCGTTTTGTTTTCGATCACTCCACTGCCAGTGGCGGAGGATTTTCCAAGAGCGACCCTGTCTCTCTTCGCTTTGATGGGTCCGATGGGAACCGAGGTCCCGAGTTCTTGTGCCAGCTTCGAGAATGTCGCTCGCGAGGCACCTGACCACGTCGGGATAGGCGTTTGATTGACAGCGGTGTCTATCCACGCCTGTCCCGCCTTCTCATTCATGCTTTGCAGATATTGCAGGAGGACTTTGCGATACCCTACGAGATCAAAGTTCATCGCGTAGAAGGTGGTCGTGAACTTCATTTGAGCCCCAGTAACTTGGACCGTTCGTGCTCGGCGGTCTGATGAAACGCGATCACATCTGCCTGCGTCAGAGCGTCCATGCTCTCCCACCGATCCTTCACTCCCGGTGGTTTTATTCCCACCTCTAAGCAGGCAGACCAAATTGCGTACTGCCCTGTTCTATGCGGCGGCCAGAGGATTTTCCGAGCTACTCCCCCTGACCAAGTAGAAAATTTTCGCGGGCGGCTTTGATCTTGGCCTCGTCGAGAGCGTTGGCCTCCATAACCACACCGACAATTCGGTTGCACTCGGTTTCCGAGAGGCCAGCAGCCTTCATCTCGTCATCCCACTTGAGCCACGTCGCGGGCACGTCGACGTCCACTTCGTCCCAATCAATGTTACTGGGCTCCAAGGACCGAATGATCATCAAGGCCCAACGCATGTCACTACGACGCTTCATTGCCGCCTTGAAATCCTTGTCGTTGTGGTCCGGCTTGTTACCATCCTTCGTCTGAAGCATGGGGGCAACAGGCATCGGGCACTTCTCGTCGAATTCATCAGTGATCGCGACGGCGATCGCCTTGATCGGAATGTCCCCTTTGTCACGGGGGAGGACGAGCAACGCTTCGCTGGTAGTAACTTCAACACCACTGATTCTCATAGTCTGTCTCCTAGTTGAGGTGTAAGGAAATGAGGTGCCTAGCGGAGTGACGAAAGTCACTCCGCTAGACAAAAGGTTTTCAGCACTCGGCGTCGTCCGACCTAGTCACGGTCGGCTCACTGACATTGCAACGGCCGCCCACGGCGATCGTGGCCTCGCCCACATCGAAGTCCAAGGACTCGTAACGGAAGTCGGTAAACAGGACGTCTTCGTCCTCGTCGGTTCCGCACGGTACACAATGCTTCACAAGCACATCGACCGCGTAAGGCTCGCACAAGTCGTCCGAACTCGACACCCACTCGGATGCCTCACCCTGCTGCTTCAGTGCATCGGTCGCAGTGATGGTCTGGCCAGACGAAGTCTTGATGTACTCGTACACGAACTCCAACGACATCTCGACGGGTTGCTCGTCGGCTTCCTTGACCGTATCGAGGTCACCACGTTCGCGAAGGTACTCGTACTCCTTC